CCGTAAAGCGGTAGCAAGTCTATTTGGATTCATTGTCCAATATTTCCTTGAGAATTCTTTGAGCGTTTTCAGCTGGCCATTGATTAATTCCTCTAGAGAAGCCAGCCTCAAGATACAGTCGATCTTGGCTGTATCCTTGCGATCTTCTCACCTTTCTAATATGAACTCCCAGTTCTCTCAGAAAAATCAGCATTTTTTCTCTCTCTAATTTATGTGATTGCATCGTTACCAATCATTTTCCTTTCTTAATCTCTTTCATAGCTTCTTCAATCAGTATTATTAAGCAGGACAGTTCCACTTCCTTGACGATCAGGCTTTTATTTTTACTTTGATGCATTTGCTGTAATTTAGACCATAAGTCTGCGTGAACCATGTCGAGAAAAAAAATTGTCTTTTTAATTGTTTCACTTGTTTTAGTCTTTTCGTCGAAGATGATGACATCATCACGAATCTCTTCACCGACTAAGCTGGAGCCTCTTCTACTTTTACTTCTCCAGTCGTTCATAAACTACCTCTTCACGCAATTAGCACCCAAGGTCTGCCCATCTCTCTCGATGATGAAGCAGATGTACTCTGGAGCGGTTCCTGGGATCACGCTTTCTACACGATACCCACCTTGCGCTTTGGCTACTTTTCCACAACCGGAAACCATCACTGCACTTAAGGCTAGCAGTAAGCCCACTACCATTTTCATAAATCCTCCTTATTTAATCAGTTCCTTGCGTTTATCTTCTTGGGCCATGTCGTCTAAGAATTTGCGGAAGCAAGCTTCGACCACCTCATTCCAGCCGATCTTTTTCTTGTCCATGATGACTTGCACCTTGGCTTTTAGGTCGGCTGGAATCCTTGCTTGAACGTTCACTGTGGTCTTGGACTCCGGAAGATATTCTTGAATTGTTTTTGCCATACGATTTGTCCTTTCTTTCTTAGATAATAATCATTTGTGCTAACACATCGTCGATCTTCTTGTTGACTTCTAAAGCCCAGAGCTCTTCGAATTGCATCAAGCTTCGGTAAGCTTTATCCGCCCAAACAGCAGATTCAGCTGGGTTGCTTTCTCTCAAGTCCTGAGACATTTTGTGGGCTTCGCGGGCGTCATCTAACAGCTTTCTTAAGGCTTCATTTTGGGTCTTCATAAGTTCTCCTTCTGCCGTGTACGGCAAAATTGCACACTACGAGGAGCTCCATCATAATGAAAGCGTGCTTGGGTTTTTCCTTCTTACTGAGGAACATGCGGTTCACCGCATATTCGAATTCCAAGTGACCCAACTCATCGTTCTCTTCAATAAAAGCAACCATCTCATCAAATTCTGCCTCGGTCAGTTTGAGTGCAGACTTTTTATACGGATACTGTTGAACTCGATCTTTAAGAGATTCTAGGCGAGTCATTTTCTCACCTTCCACTCTTTTTTAAACTCATCCATGGATTCGTAAGTAATTGAGCCCACGAACGTAAATACTTTCACTTTTCCGCTCTTGAGAACCTTTGCAGGGCAGGAGCTATTATTCTTATCGTTTAATGGTTGAGCGGCAAACTCTACGACCATTTTTGGAGCCTCATCTTTAGGGAGGTGTCTTAGGCGAGTCATAAATGTTCCTTCATTTCTTGAACCAACTCGTCCCAGTGAGTGCTAAGACAATCATCTGAATCAATATTGGCGCTCATGAAAGACTTAAAGCATCCGTCAGCAAAAACTTCTTCCACGTGCTCTTTTCTGTTCGAAGCACAGTGGCCTAACTCATGGATCACAAGCGCCTGTCTTCGAACCTCACTGAACTCTAACCAAGAGTCCAAGCTAATCAACACGGTTCCTTTGTTGCAAACTGCGTCTGCAAAGTCAGGCACTGCTTGGCTCAACTTAACTTGTACGGAAGAAGCACTGGCCTTAAATGTCTGTTCAAAGTTCTCAATATAAGGGAGCAACGCTTTGGTGTGAGGCGCTCTTCCGCAACCAATTAAACTCAATCCACAGATTAAAATCAGTAACTTCTTCATAAAAGCTTATTTCTCCCCTCGCTTAGTCAAGGTGCCAGCTAGCTTGTGAACAATCGCCATCAAGTCGTCACGTTGAAGTTCAGCAGGATCTGAGATCCGATAGTTTCCTTTTAATTCTCTATTCAAACGATCGATCTCTTTTTGAGCAACCTGGATGAGTGTTTGGATTTCGCCTCTTCTTAATTCAGAACCTTTGCTTAAATGTCTTGATAACTTTCTCATAAGGCCTCCTAGTCTACTTTGATTCCGGTGCGAATATCCCAGTTCTTGCAATCTGGATCCTTTTTCAATTTGTCGATAAACTCTTGTCGATGTTCAGCGGTGTCGAAATAAAGCATGTCGTACTGTTGCGTTGCTGGATCTCCATAAACAACTGCATAAATAAAGTCTTTCATACTTACTTCCCTCCAAAACTTATTTAATTCTGGCTACGTATCGAGCGTAGTCATAGCCCTGGGTATCGACGAGGTAGGTGTGCTTGTCGTTGCCGATGATTAAGAAGTACTGAGGCATTTCACCTTTAAATCTGCCTTCTAAACCCTTGGGTAAAATTTCCTGTTCTTCAAAGCGGGGAAGGGAATCCACCACCAAAGTCAACCCAACGCTAGGTTCTACGGTATCGACTTCATTCCAATTCATTGGCTTTCTGCCAAATTCAACCGCGGCGAGAGCGGATTCGATTTCTTGTCTGGTGGGCTTTTGGAATTGATTCTCTTTGATCTGTCTCGATAACTTTCTCATAAAAACCTCTACTCCTTTATTTTAACCTTCTCTTTAAACTCTTCCGGTTCCAAGAACCAAGTCATTCGGTGATCTTCTATAGATCACGTTGATTAGATTATCTTCTACGAAGGTGACGCTAAGGACTTCAAAAGAACTTCCTAGAAATGTTACAGTCATATACTTCCCTCCAACCTTCTAACTTAATTATGGCTCATTGCATGAAAAAAAGCAAGTAAAAAATCATGCAATTTTGCATTATTTTACCCATGCATAAGTCTCTGTTTCCATCGGGAATTCCATGCTAGCGTTTTAAACGTACCTCCAGGGAGGGGGTTAAAACTCGTATGGAAACGATTAAAATCGACTGTCAAGGATTGACGGAGTTCGCTGATTTGGATGAGCTCCATGTTCTACAAAAAGACCTGAAAAGCCTCACGCGTGAAAACTTCGAAGCGATGGCCAAGCAAATCAAGGAAACTGGCTACGCCTTTCCCATTCATGTTTGGATCGACAAAGCCGGTAAAAAATGGATTGTGGCCGGAACCCAACGTAAGCGCACGCTGACCTATATGCGGGATGAAATGGATTTCGAAATCCCCAAGCTTCCGATTGTCATCGTGGGAGCCAAAGACCCTGCAGGAGCCCGGCGGAGGGTTCTTCAAGACATCAGCCAATATGGAACGCTGGACCGCCAAGGACTTTATGAGTTCATGGAAGAAGGGAAAATTCACATCGACGAGCTGGATGACTTCCATCTTCCGATGGACAATGAAAGCTTCAAGTTCGAGTTCTTCAAGGACCCGGTTTTGCCGGACCCCACCGTGCCTTCGCAGAACCCTGCACCCATCCCCGGAGCAGATCCGAACGAGGCTAGCTTGGCGTCTGGCGTGGTGCCTCAACCAGTGCCTGCCCGAGCTGCGGACGAGAGCCGCATGGATGAGACCAGAAAAACCTATTTGTCCTCCAATATTAAACAAATTGTGCTCTACTACGAGGGATACGAATTCGAAGATACCCTGCGCAGGGCGAACTATTTGTTGAACTGTTTGAAGCTGGAAGACTTCAGTGCCCTGTTCAGAACTCTGATTGAAATGACGGAGAGGCAATATGAAACAGGTGAACTTAAAGTGGAGGGAAGTGAGCAAGAAGGAGTTGATGAAGAAGTCAGCTCTGGAGACTGACACTTTCGAAATCATTACAGAACCGACGGTCTTCCATCTCGATGGAAAAGTAGTCATGATTTATGGCAAGTACGAGGGAGATCTCTCGGCCATTCGTCAGGCCTGTAAGTCGATCAAATACCAGAAGAGTGATCGCACTTCCGGATTGAAGACCGAATCTCGGATCTTTGGGTTTCGACCCAGGAGGGTGATGCGAGGAGATTTTTGCTCGGCCACGTCGCTCTCCCTGGATCACCCAAATGAGCATAAATTGATCTGTGATTTTGGGGTTCAGTTCACTCAGCTCTATTCCCTCTGGGCACCCGAAGTTTACAAGCACCACGAGGACCTGGTCCTCCAAGAAGTCCGCGAAGAGTGGAGAATTCCGAAGACCGTCTTCACGAGTGGGATCATCAACCAGAACAATTCGCTGAAGTACCACCTCGACAGTGGGAACTTCCGGGACTGCATGAGCTGCATGCTGGTGCTGAGAAAGGACATTGGAGGAGGCATGCTTTCCTTGCCTGAGTTCGACTTAAGACTCGACTTGCAGGACGGCCATTATCTCATTTTTGATGGCCAGAAGCACCTCCATGGGGTGACCCAGATTATTCGGAAGACTCAGTTTGCTTACCGATATTCCATCGTCTTTTACGCTCTACAACAGATGTGTAATTGCTTGCCGATCCATGAGGAAGTGCAGAGAATTCGCACCGTGAAAAAAGCCCGCGAAGAGAAGCGGCTCCAAACAGAAAGGGATGACCTATAATGCTACCCCCGATTTACGTTCCTTCGAAGGGACGCGCTGGAAAGTCAAAAACCATTGAAAATCTGATCAAGGAAGGCATTCCATTCTTTGTGGTGGTCGAGCCTCAAGAGGCGTCCAGTTACCAGAGAGCCTACCCTAATCAAGAAATCAATTGGCTCATACTCAGCCAGAGCAATAAAGGAATTGGGTTTGTGCGGAACTCTATCCTCCAATTTGCCCGAGCCAGTTCATCCGAATGGTATTGGATGTTGGACGACGATATTTCCTCCATGAGCCAACAGGTGGGAACTAAGAACGTAAAGAAGACTTTCGGATTCGTTCTCGAAGAAGCGACCCAGCTTTTTCAATCCTGTCCAGACCTGGGCCAGGGCGCCTTGGAATATCAACAATTCTCATGGAGCGCGAAGAAGAACCTCGTCTTCAACTCCTATTGCGACGTCGCCGTCTTCATCAATGTCAAGCGCACGTTCCACATTAATTATCGTCCCATGGTGGATTTAAAAGAGGACCGAGACTTCACCCTGCAAATCCTGGCCAGTGGGCTCTGCACGGCCAGGGCGTCCCGGTTCGGGTTCGCCGCACCTAAAAACGGGTCAAACGAGGGGGGGTTAAAGGACGTCTACGCTCAGTCTGGAAGGGAAGTCCAAGCGGTAGAACGGATGTGCGAACTCTGGCCAGGGATCGTAGAAAAGCAAATTAAGCCCGATGGAAGGGTCGACTGTAAGATTCATTGGTCTTTGTTTAAAAAAAGTAAGGGCTCCTGACGATTTCGCGAGCGTTTTTGCCCAAGTCGAGGCATGTAGAGGGGGCGTTCGACCACAATTTTTCCTTTACATTTAAGTACTGAAAAAGATGCTCGCTCCCTCAACTGATTCTTGGTCGAACCCAGTCGAGAGGAGCGGGCGCCTTTACAAAGATGAGAAAGGGTAGTTTAATGGCACTCCTGAAGCCCGCTAAACACCAAACCGCGTATCTGAAACTCGGTCTCCAAGGGTTCGAAGGATCCGGGAAGACCTACCTGGCTTGCCAATTCGCCATGGGCATTTCCGAATTGATGCAAAATAAAAAGGTGGCCTACTTCGATACTGAAAAAGGTTCCGATTTCTGGGTGAGCAAATTTCAAGAAAAAGGCATCCAACTCGACACTCTCCGCAGCCGATCCTTTGTGGATCTGCTCAACGTCATTCGTGAAGCCGAAGCCAATAAATACGAATTTCTCATCATCGATTCCATCACCCATGTTTGGCGAGACTTAGGCAGGGCCTACCAGAAAAAGAAGAATCGAGACTCCTTGAGCATGAAAGATTGGATGGTACTTAAAACGGAGTGGTCCCAGTTCACGGATCTTTACGTCAACTCCAAGGTCCACATCGCAATGTGTGGTCGTGCGGGTTATGAGTACGACTTTGAAGAAAATGAAGACGGTAAAAAAGAAATCACTAAAAGTGGAACCAAGATGAAGGCCGAAGGAGAAACAGGATTCGAACCCGATCTCTTAATCGAAACCTTTAAAGTGTCACGCGCCGAACTGCTCACCGACAAGAAAGCGAAGAAGAATTCGAAAGGATTTATCAACCGCTGTTGCGTGATCAAAGATCGTTCGGATTTAATGAATGCAAAAATCATCGACCAGCCAAAATTTGAGCACTTCCTGCCGATTGTGAAATTCTTGAATTTGGGTGGGAGTCACGCAGGGCCAAGTGCAGTTCAGGGGTCCGAAAGTCTCTTTCAGGCTCCTGAACGTTCCTACGCCGAACAGTTGAAGCGTAAGGAAATTGCCTTAGAGGAAATCAAGGAAGCCCTTGTGCTGGCGGAGCTGGATGGATCCTCTGCCGAGACCAAGAAGAAGCGCATCGAACTGTTGGTCAAGATTTTCGGTACGAGTTCTTGGACCGCTATTTCCGATATGAGGCTGGACCCCTTGCAAGGATGCCTCGACCAAATGCGCATCGAGCTGAACCAGAAGAAGGCACCCGAAGGTTCCCCGATCATTATGCAATTGAGCGCCGAAGAAGATGTCCCCCTGTGAAGAATTCGTCTGCAAGAGCTGCTGGGTGGACTTAGAGGAAGACGTCGAGTTGTGCCCTTTGTGTGAGGAGCGAGCGCGACTCGATCGGGAATTCGACGAGAAGGCCGCGCTCGGGTACCTATGAAAGTTTGTTCTGGACAAAATCAGTTTAGGAATTGAAAAATAAGAGCTGATTTTCTTACAAACAAAGGATGCAATGAATGAACGAAACTGAATCTGTCAAATCGGCTGAACCTGTTCCTTTCACTTCGGGCTTTTAAAGAAAATGAACTGGCAACTTCTTCTCCAAGATTTTTTCATCCTAGGCAGTTTCTCTTGCTTTGTGATTGTGTTGCATCCCAAGTGGAGGCACGCCTTTGCCTTCTGGAAACGGAACCGAGAACACAATCGTAGGTGTGCCGTCCGCTGGAAGGAAGGTCAACCCTATTGGGGTAAAGGCTATCAAGCTGGAGAAGAAGTTCCTGTTTGTGGAGATTGTTACGGAAGAATTAGTTATTTCCATTTTTCTCAGAACTTAAATGAAGGGAGTTTAAAAGAAATCGGAGAATAAAAAAATGAAGTGTGATCAGAAAATTCAAGCCCTTTATGCTTGGTTGACGGTGGATTCCAATGGACACGAGAAGGTCATCGCCTTCCGAACCAAACAAGGCGTATTGCTGAACCTGGTGAGCCAGGATCACGAGTCCATACACGCATTCAAATCCGATTTAGATCTCGCTCAAGAGATCAATGGAATGAAGTTCGAGTTTGCACGATTTACGAGGAGTGATGAGCAGCATGAGCCACCCAAGATTTAAAATCCTTTCTCACTGGTCAGAAGAGAAATTTAACTTCAACCCTGGCCAAGAATACTCAGGACGCTTTCCGAATATGCCGTTGTACAAGCCTCATGGGCTCTGGCTTTCGGACGATTCTGATTATGGCTGGAAGAAGTGGTGTAAAGATGAAGATTTCTATCCGGAGAGACTCACGTTCAGAGCGGACTTCAAAGTAGATCTTTCTCAAATTTTGCACCTCTCGGATGACCAAATGATTCTTGGGTTCTCTCGGGAATTCTTAGTGGATCTTTTTCCGGATGAGCCAAGCCTCAGAAACAATAGCTTTCTAAAAACGATCGACTGGAAGAGAGTTCGTGAATTGGGGTTCAAAGGCCTTCTGATTAGTCCCTACAGCTGGGAGATGAGGCTTCACGAGGAAACAAGTTGGTATAGCAGCTGGGACTGCGCAAGTGCTTGTATTTGGGATGTGAGTTGTTTGGAACAAATCGGAAGTTTTGAAGAGGTGGAAGGAATCTTTCATGGAGAACATCAGAGGATTGACGGGACCGATTGAAATTTTAAATCGAACTTTATTGATGAACCCAGTGGAGGCGATTGTGATCAGTCACCTGCCCAACGGAGAATTCAGAATTGAATTTGCTGTGCCTGGAGGAGTAGAGAGAATGCTATTGATGCTGAAGATTCTAGAAATTCAAATCAACCGAATGATGACGGCCCGGCCTCAGGGAGCACCTCCCTTATGAAGAAGGCAGACCTCGAAGAATTCAAGAGGGAGTGGGCCCTTTCAGGAATGAGCATGGTGAGGTCCAAACACATCACCGAGCTGTTGAAGTTGATTGACGAACTCCACGAGTTTATCCACCTGAATGCACAATACTATCTCGATGAAACAATGAAGGTGAGCGTTCGCCTTTCTGAATTGCACGACCAGAAGAATAAACTCACTGAAGGTTTAAAGTTCTACGCAGATCCTGAAAATTGGAAGATTCCGGGGTCGAGTTATGTAGAGATCTGCAATAACGTGTCTAGAGTGAATGCAGATCATGGTCAATTAGCTAGACATTTAACTAAGGACATCAACAATGAAAAATCAGAAAAAATCCAACAAAAAAATGATTAACTCCAAAAAGACGATAAAGAAACTTATTGCGTTAGCTTCTTCCAAAGCGAAATCCTTGGAAAAGGATTTGGTAGACTGGGTGAACAACACCAAAACCCTGGCTGAGTTGAATAAGTTCAAAAAAGATATCGATGGTCGTCTAAAGTTAGAGACCAAGAAACATAGTCAAATGACTAAAATTCTCGAGAAACGCAGCGCGAAACTGAAGGGCTTAAATGTTAAGAAAAAACCTGCTGCTGTCGAGCCTCAGCAAACTGTTTAATTTCTGGACGTTTGCGATCCACTTTTTGGTTCGCTCCGTGACGTTTATGATTCCGGCGAGTTTTTCGGTTTTGTTGTTTTATTTAATATACAAAATTCTGATAATTCGTTCACAATAGAATCAGGCCATTCGCCCGAATAACTCAATGGAAGAGTTCCCCCCTTGAATGGTTGTGGGAAGGGTCCCAGTTCGATTCTGGGTTCGGGCGCCTTCTAGCTCTCGAATTTATCCAAATGGAAGACGAACATGGCAATCAAGACGGCCAGGTAAGGCTTCCCACAATCGGACTTCTGGCATCCGACTTTTCGATACACCCACTTGAGCTGGTCTTCATCCTCGTAATGAGTCAACTGATCCAGGAGTTCGCGAGCCGTTGCCAACACTTCCTTCCGAGTGAACTTCTTTCTAGAACCCATAAGGCTCTTGGGGATCGAAGTTTCCACAATAGGGATTCACGCAAGACTTTCGATGCTTCAAACCAATAAAAAAACCACACTCATTACACCGTCGTCCATTCACCTCGCTGGAGAACTTCATGAGTTTTAAATAGGCTTGCATCAGTTCGACGCTTTTTTTCCTCAAAGTATCTTCGGAAAGCACTGCCTCGCTGAGTTCTCGCATTGCCTCCTTCAGCCTTCTCGATTCTTCTTGGATTTCAGAGGCTGAAAGAGGTTGATAGGAACGCCCGCAACAACTGCAAACGGTTCCATACGTAGCGGTGTCCACATAGAATTGACATTGGCATTCCCGGCAAGCCTCTCGAACATAAAAATAGGGTGAGTAATCGGGGTTTGACATTTTTGTTAAGGTGCTCCTGTTCCTTCGACTTTACGGTGTTCTCGGTCCTTGCGTCGAGACTCCAACCAACCCAAGGCGTTTTTCAGGGCGAGGATGGCCATTTCATTTTCCACGCAAGAGAGTTTCTGATTCAAGCTTTCAATCATGAACTTCGCCACGGCAATTAAAGAATCCACCTGACAACCGTTCACGCCGACTTCTTGAATCGGTCCGCGCTGCAGGGTGAACGAAATCGAGCCCACGTCCTGTCTTACATAAATGAAGTTGAAAGGGCGAATGTCTTTCTCGAACAGGTGATAGTGCATGCTTCCGTCCGGCCGGAACATGTCTGGCCGGGTTTCTCGGAGGGCATCCATATCGACTAGGTTAAATCCGCCGATCTTCTTAACTCCTTTTAAGGTCTCAATTGCCATAAATATCCTTTATTTTAAAATGGGATTGTTTCGAATTCGTGACTGAAGTCAGGAGATGCATAGGGTGGGATTTCCCGACTCGTCAACCCTTGATCCATTTTCAACTTTGGGAGTTGATTAATCTTATCGATGAGCGCGGGATTCACCTCGTCTGGCATCAGTTCCACGAAATACTTCGTATCGCGGAGTGCGCCTTTCCTCGTGATCTTGATCACGCGAGTTTCGAGGGGAGCCTTTTCATTGATCTCGCGCAAGGACTTGTAGAACTGATAGCCCTGATCCAGGATCTTGATTCCCATCTTCGGAAGGAAGATCTCCATCCGGAATCGGAAGTTCGACTTCTTCCCTTCCTGACAAAAAGTACAGCCGTCGCCTGAACAGACGTAGCTCTTGCCTTCTCCCCAGTGGGTTCGATACTCGTAGGGTTCTCCTCGGAGGATCCCGATGACGGACTGATTATCCTCCAAGCGTAACATTTCACTTTCTTGCTCGACGTGCGGAAATCTCATTTTGCTTCCCCTCTCATTGAAACTTTCTTCACTGACCAAAACAGACAATACCCATTCGCGCAAGAGTCGATGTTGAACCACTGGTATCCACCGTCTCCGCAGTTTTTTCCCCAACTCTGCTTCAACTTGGTCCAGAGCACACCCTTGCTCACTTTGTAGCCGGTGAACGGAACAGAGTGACCTCCGTTGGTCTGAGGAACGTTGGCCCGAATGTTCACAAAGCAGGAAGCCATGTCCTGGTTGACGGACCCACCCCAATAGACGGGATTCCGCTGGTCGAGCGATGCAATAATTTTCTGTTTAATCCCCGGTGTGTAATAATCCCCAAGGTATTCGATTTGATCCGCACGATACAGACCGCGCTCCTCGGGCAGCTTGAAGCTGCGAGCACCAAATGGCCAAGCGGATTCACGCTTCACCCAGGTCTTCTGTGCGGTGTTTACGGCTGCATAGACGGAAGGTTGTCGGTACCAAGCCCAGAGCGACTCCTGCGAAACGTCGGCAGAAGTGTCAACACTTTGACGGAGTTTATTCTCCATGCCACCGGCCATCGCCTGAGCGGTGCAGTCTCCGCGATACTGATTGATGATCCCGGTGTTGAACTGGGAGAAGTCGACCGTTCGATCCGAACCCAATCCTTCAGAGGTCTGAATCGACTTCTGGGTGCGCTTACGTTCGATCTTATTTTGTTCCTCCACAGGGATAATTTCGTCCAAAGGGAGGTAAAAGGGCTTCGGCTTGGAGGCTTCCTCGGGACTCTCCTGCTTGGGAGACGGTTGAGGAGAAGGCTGATGAGCCAAGTGGACGGCGCTCATTCCCTTCGGCGTGATCTTCGCAGCTCCTAACACAGGAAATCCGACTCCCAACAAAACGACCAACCCACCAACAAATCCATTTGTGATTTTCATGAGAAAAGTTTTACCTGACCGCTTGGAAATCTGGCAAACTATAACTCTGTGGGGAAGAAAAAGAAGGGCTTACCGCTTATGAAGTTTTACCTCGTTCGGTTCCAGGGAGGAGCTGTTCTTACCGTCGCTGCGATCAACCCCCAACACGCTGAAACCTTGGCCTACGAGGAGCTCCGAAGTCTTCGGGTCCCGCTCCAGTACATTGATTCCATCCAGGAAACCGACCTACATAAAAAGAAAATGAGCTGACTTTTTTTCGAAGCTTTTTTTCCCAAGTCGAGGCATGCTGCAAAGCGTATGAAGAGAACTTCCGCCAGAAGTATGAATTACAAACAGGAGTACCAAACCATCGAAAATTTTTATTAGTCGTAGGCTTATCTAATCATACCCATTCCCCTTCACCCGGGGAAGTTTGTAATCAGGGTCTACGGCTTCTTAAGGTCCCCCGTCCTGGCGGGTAGGGGACCTCTCTTTTTTTATGGTGTTTGACACATGACTAGATACAACTGGAATTCTCGGGGGGGACAATTAAATGCCTAGAATTAATTTCGATGACCGTTGGTTAGTGGATCCGCGGAGAGAAGATCTTTCTGCCGCGCTGGGGAATCCTTTATTGGTGGAAGGCGTCGTCTATCGTCTCTGGAGAGCCAGTCAGGATTATTGGGTGAAAAAGTTACTGATCCCTGGCCATGTCTTTGTCCGACTGCCTCACGCAGAAACTCTTTTAAAAATAGGATTGGTCCGCGTATACCCGACTAATGAGATTTGGCTTTATCCTGATCGGAGTGAGAAGCACCCGAACGTGCCCGAACGGAGCCCGAACGAGACCGAACGAGACTCGAACGCCCATCGAACGACCCCCGAACGACCCTTAACGGAAGTCGAACGCTGTTATGTTTATGCGAACGGTAGTCGGGAATATCACTTTTGGCTCATTGAAGGTCAACTTCAGAGGGTCCAAGCAGGTAAACGGTCGGCTGAAAAGCGACGTTTAAAGCATGGTACAGCTCAACCGAAGCCAAAAAATCTCGAACGGAGCCGAACGGAGCCCGAACGACCCCGAACGGTCTCGAACTACTCTACCTCTGTCTCTTCCTCTTTCTCTTCTTCTGATTCTGTCTCTTCCTTGGGGGTTGCCGGGCAAGAATCCCGGCCGACCCCTTTGATGGTTCCGGCTGGTTCTTTGGATGAACTGATTGGGGACTCAGAAGGAACCACCCCTGGGTCTAGGGTTTGGAAAGTCTATGCGGAGGGAATCCAAGCCAAATATAAAAAACCCCCGATCCGTAACCGGGATACGAACCGGTATTTCAAGCAACTGGTGGAGAAGCTAGGGGAAGACGAGGCTAGGGAGACGGTCCTGTTTTACTTGAAGGACAATAAAAAATATTATGAGGACAATCTTCACGACCCGAAGACCCTGTTGAACGATGCGGAAAAACTCAGCCTGAAAAGAAGATCTGGAATCGATTCGCCCATCCGAAAGGATCTGTCCGTCAGCGAACATAATCAGGCCGTCCTGAATAAATACCTGAACGGTAGCGGAGAACACGTGCAATGAGGGCCGACATCCTCAAAGCGATGTATGGCCTAGGCTCAGTGTTCAAAGAAAAAATAGACGATAATCTGATTCATATCTGGTGCTCGGTCTTGAAAGACCTTTCTCCGCAGGAACTGCAAATGGCGGTGGAGGTTTACTGTAAAGATCCAGAGAATAAATTTTTTCCTAGGGTCGGACAGATTTATGGATTGGCTCGACCCAAGCCTAATTTCGAGACCGAGGCTCAGCTCTTAGCAGACCGGGTGTACTACGCTGGCTGCGCTTACGGTGCGGACTCGGAAGGAATCGAACGCGCCCGAAAGAAAGTAGGCGAGCTCGGTTGGAAATATATTCAGAACCAGGGTGGGTTTCAGAAGTTCATCGACCTGATCAATGAGATGGGAGACCCTGGAACCATCAAATCCCAGATCCGGAAGTCAGTCATAGGCTTGATGGAACAGAACGAGAGGCAAACTCGGATGGAATCCTTGGAGCATCAATCGCGGGATGTTCTCAAAAAGCTGGGCGTGGAAATGAAAGTGATTCCTTAGGAGGAAAAAAATGCATCACCACCAAAAAATCCAATGTAGTCTCTGCGCAAAACTCGTCGCCTCGTGCCGGTGTGTGGATCTCGATCCCGTGGACTGGCAGGTCCAAGAAGTGAAGTACGTGATTTGTGACGACTGCAAGAATGCGCAGCGTCAAGTTCGCGTATCCTCAGCTCTGGATGGGCTAAGCGGACGATTAGACAACACGGATAGTTACCTAGAAAAAGTCATTGATCACTTCGGGCCCAGCCACCAGATTATGAAAGCCATCGACGAGATGGCCGAGCTGACAAGCGCACTCGTGCGGTACCAGAATCAGGCCGGATGGAGTACGCTCGTGATTGACGAGATTGCGGACGTCCTGATTATGGCCCGGCAACTCCGCCTGATTTTCGGACCCGAATTGGTGGACGGTCGGATGCGATTTAAACTCGACCGGCTGGATTGGGTGATGGAGCGTGAGAGGGATCAGCGTTTAACAAACGAGGCTGATGCGCCAGGCTTTTTTGGAAAGGCCGTTAAGGGGTTGGGTGCGGAGAAGTCAAAAAATTGACGTGGCAAGGATTTTAGGAGGTCAAACCATGATGACAGAAATGATGAAATAACAAAGCAGTCTGATAAACTATAGGAAGACAAAAAAAATGTATATGCAACCTTCGGGACAGGAAAAGTGGGTGATGTTCGGAATGTTTTTCGTGGGAATATTCCTGATTGTCGCCGTCCTCCTGGATCAAATCTGATACACTAGAATTGTAGAAAAAAGACTTTTTCTCATGGAAGGAGAAAGCCTATGGCCAAGCGAGGCCCTAAAGGACCCAGTACGGAAATCGACTGGGACACGTTCGAAAAACTGTGCGGGATCCACTGCACCAAAGTCGAGATTGCGGAGTGGTTCCACTGCTCCGAAGACACGATCGAGAGACACGTCAAGCGCCACTACGGAGAGAATTTTGCGGTGGTTTACGCTAAAAAGGCAGCCCGAGGCAACGCCTCTCTCCGTCGCCGGATGTTCGAGACCGCGTTCGGGACTGGAAAGGGTTCCGTCACGATGCAGATTTTCCTCTCGAAGCAGCACCTCGGTTACCTCGACCGACTCGAAACCAAGAACAAGAACGAGAATCTCAACTACGAGATGCCCGAACCCACCTTGATCGTGCTGCCTCAAAACGGAAGGGAAAAGAAATCTGAATAAAAAATTTTGTGTTCCTTCGCAGACCCGATTTAAAAAAGGAAACCCTCATCCGAGATGGTCCAAAGAGAAAGGAGGGTATTCCTCTGCCGAAAATTGAGCTTAAACCTCAACCCGGTCCACAGACAATGTTCCTATCAACCACCGCTGATATTGCATTGTACGGTGGCGCGGCAGGGGGTTGAAGGAGGCAAGACCTATGGCAGTCTGCTCGAACCCTTGAGGCACCTCAAGAACTCGGAATTCAGTTCGGTCACCTTTCGACGAACGACCAAGCAGATTCGGAACACCGGTGCCCTCTGGGATTCGGCCACCTCGGTCTATGCCAAGGTGGGGGGATTCATTTCCACCCCGAGTACGCTCGAATTCCGGTACCGGACCGGGATGAAGATCCAGTTTGCCCACATGGAGTACGAGAAGAACAAGTACGACTGGCAAGGTACCCAGATCCCGCTCATCCAGTTCGAGGAGCTGACCCACTTCACCTCGGGACAGTTCTGGTACATGCTCTCCCGAAACCGTTCCACTTCCGGGGTGCCGGGCTACATCCGAGCCACCTGCAACGCGGACTCCGAAAGCTGGGTGCGCGGACTGGTGGACTGGTGGATCGACAAGGAAAGCGGCTACGCCATCCCCGAACGAGCCGGGGTCATTCGCTGGTTCATCCGGGTGAACGACGAACTCCACTGGGCCGACACCCCTCAAGAGTTGCTCGCCACCTACGGAGACAAACAGATTCCGAAGTCCTTCACCTTCATCCCGGCCAAGTTGGAGGACAATCAGATTTTCATGCAGGAAGACCCAGCCTACGCAGCCAACCTGGATGCCCTTCCCTATGTGGATCGGATGCAGCTCAAGTTCGGCAACTGGAACATCAAGGCCACGGCCGGAACCCTGTTCCGTCGGGAATGGTTCCCGGTGCAGGAAGCCCACCCCCCCCTGAAGCGTGTGATTCGGTACTGGGACCGTGCGGCCACCCTTCCCAATCCTCAGAACCCCGATCCCGATTGGACCGTCGGGACCAAAATCGGGCTCGGTACGGACGAACGCTTCTACGTGCTTCACGTCGTTCGGTTCCGGAACACCCCGGCGAAAGTGGAGGAGGCGATCAAGAGAATGGCCCAACAGGACGGCGTCGGCGTGGAAGTGCATCTCGAAATGGATCCCGGACAGGCAGGAGTAGCGGAGAAGAATACCTACACCAAACTCCTGCGTGGGTATGACTTGAAGTTCCCTCGTCCCGCTGCGGACAAAGTCACCCGAGCCAAGCCGGCCTCCGCTCAAGCCGAGAATGGAAACATTGTCCTGCTCCGAGGCAACTGGAACGAGGACTTTCTCACGGAGTGTGAGAACTTCCCCGAGGGCAAGAAGGACCAAGTGGATACTTTGTCCGGTGGTGTCAATGCTCTGGCAGGCGCTCAAGATGGGGAATATACGGACTCCATGGCCCAGCCCACCGAGGAAGCCCAGCCTCCTGTGGCGAGCGATCCCGAGGGGACCGTCGATTTAAACTGGTAAACTAGAATCATTTCATTTAAAATTCTCACCATGGGAAGGGAATCTCTGCTCCAACGGATGGGGCGAGCGTTCGTTAAACTGGTCGAAGGATCGCCAGTCGAGGACGCCTCGCAAACGAAGCAAACGATTTTGCACGTTCAAGAGACAGGTACGTCAGGTACCGAGATCTACGGTGGCTATTTCTACGAAGAGTACTTAGCCGAACTTCGCAGTCGCGAGGTCGCTGAACTCTGGGATAAAATTCGCCGAAGTGAACCTAAAGTCAAAATGTGCCTCAAGGCCGTCAAGAATCCCATCTTGGGTGCCAACTGGTCGATTCAACCTGCCGAAGGCACCAATCCTGCCTATCAATTACACGCCGACCTGATTCAACAAGTCTTATTTAAGGATCTCGCGCAGTCCTGGAATCAACAACTGCAAGAGATTCTCACCATGCTCGAATTCGGATACTCCGTGTTCGAAATCACTCACAAGCTGGTGACGAATGATGAAAGATTTGGAACTTATCAAAGCTTAGCCAAGATTGCTCTTCGCGTTCAGAAGACCATTGAACGCTGGAACCTCGACCCCAAGACTGGAAAAATCTTGTCCGTCACTCAGTTGGCGAACGGAGATTTGCAAACCTATCAGGACCTCGATGGTCGATTCCTTCTCGTCTTCACGAATGAAAAAGAAGGCGACAACTACGAAGGCATCAGCGCGCTCCGACCTTGTTATGGAGCCTGGAAGCGCAAGAACATGTTCCTCAAGCTGATCGCCATTGGTTCGGAAAAGGGAGCGGTCCCCACTCCGTACATGGAAGTGCCCGCTGGGAAAGAAAATTCTCCTGAATTCACGAATGCCAAGAAGGTGCTGGAACGGTATGTCTCTCACCAGCAGCAGTACATCACCTATCCTCAAGGCTGGAAGCTAGGCTTCCTGACCTCGGATTTCGATTCCTCCAAGCTTCGAAATGATGTCGAGCGCGAGAATGCCGAAATGGCAGTCGCCTTCCTGGCCAACTTCCTCGAGCTCGGTCAGTCCGGTTCGGGATCGTGGGCCCTCTCCACCGATCTCTCCGACTTCTTCTTGTCGTCTTTGGAGACGGTGGCCAAAACGATTTGCGAGACTTTTAATCGGGGTCTGATTCCCGATTTAATTAAATTGAACTTCGGTCCTCAGGCCGCCTATCCCGAACTCACCTGTTCCGGAATCAAGGACAAGGCAGGAAAAGAACTCGCCGAGATTCTCAAGATGTTGATCGACGGCAAGGCCATCATTCCTGACTTAGATCTCGAAGTCGCTCTTCGCAAAAAGTACGGACTCCCGAAAAAAGGTTTGCCGGATCCGAGCCGGGTGACTTCTCCTAACCCGAGTGTCCCTGCTCTTCCCGGCCTTGCGGCTTCGGAGGCTCTCTTCAATTCTCTCCGATTGGATGAGTCTCCGAAGACTCCAAAGGCTTTGATCACGAAAGGCTCAGACGAGCTCCGTGAATTGATGAAGACCATGCTCAGTGATGTCGGCAGCCAAGTGATTGCCGATCTCATGGCCAAGAAGAAGCGTGCTAACCCATCCCAGTACCTGTCTCTGACTTCTCAGGTTGAGCCCAAAGGCTCCCGAGACTACAAGAAGGAGCTCCAGGGGTTCTTGGCCAATCTTTCGACTCAGTCCCTTCGCCAAGCGCGAGGCGAGATTCCTGGTGGGAAGAAAATCAAGTTGGTGGAAGATCTCGAATCCGTTCAACTCGACGAGGATCTTTATAAAAAATTGCCGAAGTCGATCCAAAAATCCATCGACTCTCAAGTGGGACTTCTCACCACCTTCCAAATTCAAGATCTACTGAAGGCGATCTATTTTCAGTTTAATTCATCCGTCACCAGTACCGATTCCGACGACACCGTCGAATCCGATCTTCAAGATAGTTTAGATAAATTCTTAGAAGGTTCTTCTGTGGCCGCAGGAGCCGGGAACACGGTGGCCAAGGCAGTGAACGAATCTCGCTCCACCTTCTTCTTCGACGAGGACGTTCAGGAAGAAATCGAAAGCTTTACCTTTGTGAACGGAGATCCCGTCTCTCCGATCTGTCAAGACTTGGCCGGCACCGTATTCTCCAAGGATGATCCGAATATGGAGCGGTATAGCCCACCTCTGCACCACAACTGCAAGAGTTATTTAGTGGCGAATCTGAAAGGGACCAACAAGGACGTTGACCCTGACGGATTACAACCCTCGAAGGCTTCTCTGGAGAAATACATTACACTTTCCGAGTGGAATAATTGGCTTTCTCAGTTGAAAAAGAGAGGATAATTTCAAGATGAAAACTTATCGTTCTCCCTGCGTGGAGATTCAACTTTCAGAAGAGGGAGTTTCCAAGAAGATTCAACTTTTCCGAACCGGAACTTTTTTCCACTCCGTTTATGGAAAGTTCGACATCACGGCTGAACACCTCCAGGCGATGGAAAAAAACTTCCGAGAAAAGGTTCGAGGAATCGATATCGCCGTCGATTACAAGCACGCCAGCCAGGACATTGCGGCTGGTTGGATCAAGAATGTCTACCTGGCCGAAGGGGGAACAGAACTCTGGGCCGACGTGGAGTGGACTCCTGCAGCCGAGAAGGTTTTGGCGGAAAAGGAATTCCGCTACATCTCTCCTGACTTCGCCTTCGACTATCAAGACAATGAGACTTTAAAGAAATTCGGTCCTGTTCTTCTCGGAGCAGGTCTCACGAATCGGCCCACCATCAAGCAGATGGAGCCCGTAGTGGAACTTTCAGAAGGTAAACCCATTGATACGAAAGGAATCAAAACAATGGACTATAAGACCATGGACCCAGCCATGCTGGATAAGATGACTCCCGAACAGTTGAAAGCAGCACTTGTGGATTTGCTCGCGAAAATGAAAGCGAAAGATTCAGAAGCAGCTACCGCTGGCGAAGAACTCGTCAACGCAGAAAAGAAAGCCGCTGAAATGGCGAAGCAGTGCTCAGAATTGAAGAAGCAAATTCAATTGGTCGAGAAGAACACTCAGTTCGAAAAGCTTCTGTCCGAAGGCAAAGCCGTTCCTGCTCAGAAGGACGCTTTCTTGTCAGGCGACATGGCGAAGTTCATTGAACTTCAAGGCGCTGTGAAGTTTTCAGAACAAGGTCACGGAACAACTCCAGCAGCACCTGCGACTGGCAAGTTCAAGACTCGGGAAGAAGCCGAAGCGGAAGTGATTCGTTTAGCGGAAGTGAAAGTCAAAGAGAACAAAGCACCTTCTCTTGAAGTCGCTTTCCACATGGTTCTTTCTGAGAACAAAGAATTAAACGAAAAGCTTTATTCATAAACCATTTAATAAATTCCAAGGAGGGATTTAAACATGGCAAGCCATTCCAAGCCAAGAATTCAGACTTACACAGTCAGTGCTGCAATCACCAAAGGGAAAGCCGTCAAGTTCGGTTCCAGTGATGAAGCAGTCGTGGTCGGTGCAGCAAACACAGACCGTTGTATCGGCATCATCCAAAACAGCCCAACTACTTCTGGCGACATGGCCGAAGTGGCTCTTCAAGGCGGTGGTGCGAAGGGTCTTCTCGGGGAAGGCGTCACACGTGGGGACGATCTCGTTTCTCACACCGACGGCACTCTTGTGAAACCCAACGCAGAAGGTGACCAGATCATTGCTCGCGCAATGGAGTCTGGCGATAGCGGTGATCTGATTGCAGTAGAAGTCTACATGGCAACAGCTCACGCTTCTCAATAATTTAAAAACAGAATTTTTATACCAAGGGAAGGATAAAAATACATGGCACAGGTTAAAGCGATAGTCGATAAATTGCTCACGAACGTGAGCCAAATGTACAAGCCACAAGGCTTTGTCGCGGATCAATTGTTACCTCTGATTTCCGTAAAGCAGAAGACAGGGAAACTCGGAAAGTACGGAAAGTCTCATATCCGTATTGAGCACTCTCTGGTGGCTGGCCGTGGTCAGTACCGAAGAGTCGAGCCGATCTTCCGCACGGACACCAGCTACTCCGTGGAGAGTCACGGTTTAAGTGGATTGGTGACTGAAGACGACTACGACAACGTCGAGTTGCCTTTCGATGCCGAGAAGGACGAGACCATTGGTCTAACTTCTTTGATCGACACCAACAAGGAATACGCTTTCGCACAAGCATTCCAAAACTCCAGCGTGTTGACTCAGACTGCAACTTTGGCAGGCGATGATCAGTTCAGCAGCTATTTGACTTCTGACCCATTGGCTGTTTTCAAGACAGCTCGATTGGCAGTATTCAATGGGTGTGGATTCGCTCCGAACAAAGCGGTCATGAACTGGCCGACCTTCAACACCTTGGCTTACCATCCACAGATTTTGGATGCGCTCGGATACACTCAAAACCGAGCCGGCCAATTGAGTGAAGCTGAACTGGCTAAAGCGATGGGCATTGAAAAGCTTTTCGTCGCTTCGGGCAAATACAATTCTGCTTCTGAAGGACAGACCGATGCCCTAGCCAATATCTGGGGAAATCACATCACTTACTACTATGCTCCAGACTCTGCTCAGGTTTATCAGCAAAGCTTGGGCTACCGAGTAGCGATGAGAGGCGGATCTACACGCGTGTTTAAATACGCAGTGAATAACCCTCCTAACTCCACCGAAATCTTAGTGGACAACTGCTACGATGTTTTATTCTCCGACATCACAGCGGGTTACTTGATCAAGGATGTGATCGCTTAATTTTCATCCCCAATCGGGATGCCGTGGGAGGAGTTTTTTTCCTCCCACCGATTTTTCTAATTTCTATTTAAAAACAAAACTTAGGAGGAAATCATGCGATTTCTCATTTTAGGATTATCCCTATTCCTTGCTAGCCCATCTCACGCTTGGGTAAAGCGAATTAATTCCGACGTGAAGCTTGCTACACAGGCTGTCGTCGACCGTCAGGATTTCACCAATCCTTTGGCTGCCACTACCACCACCATTTTGAGTGCACACGCAGGTGGCACAGCTGCGGATGCAGTAACGGTAACCAGCTTCTCAGGTCAGCCAGATGTTCCAAGAAATTTGGTCATCACTCCGGGTGGAACCACTACCGATATCGAAGATTGTGTGATCGTCGTCAGTGGAACGAACATCAAGAATGTGGCCATCTCGGAGGATTTCACTTTCGCAGCGAACGCGAGTTCAGCCACCACTGGCGCGAAGGCCTTCAAAACCGTCACTTCGATTGTCTTCCCGGGAAACTGTGAGTCCGGCGGATTCGCAGCGACTTGGGGTGTGGGCTTAGGTGAAAAACTCGGACTGAACAAATGCATGGAAGCCGCTGGGCAAGTCTTCTTCAGCACCTTGAATGGCGCAAAGGAAGGCACCGGTCCTACGATGGCAGCCAGCGCAACTGCAATCGAAAGCAATACCGCGGACTTCAACGGAACGATGAACGGTTCAAACGATTTCGAATTGTTCTTCATTCAGAATTTCCGCTGCTTATAAACAGAAAGTAGATAACGGCCTATGTACAAAGTGATGACGGATTTCTGGTTCAAACGGAAGCTTTATACCAAGGGGACAGAATTCCCTGGAGAACCTACCGATGAGCTGCTGGTGAAGGGTCTCGTCTGTGCGGATTTGGTTCCTGAAGGGAAGTGTTCAGATGGTTGTCAGAAGGGAGAATCTCCTGAAAATTCTCCACCCTCTGACAAAGTGACATCTGACAATCCAACTAGTGTGGAGCCTTCTTCTGACGAGGAGTCCGAGAAGTCAAAGAAAAAGAAGAAAAAGGAGTAATCCTTGGCTTACTGTGCGCGAACCGACGTTGAGAGCGAATTTAAGTCGATCACCTTCCTGGCAGCCGCTGCAAGTCCCACTTCTCCGGTCACCCAGGAAGATGTCGTCTCGTTTATCGATCAAGTGTCCGCCTACATCGATGGCAAGATCCAAAACCGATACGAAGTTCCAGTGAGCGGCACCGCTTCCCTTCTCATCCTGAAGATGGTGTGCATCCTGTTCGTCAAGGCGAGGATCTTGTCCATCCTTTCGGTCAAGACTCCGCAAGATAAGAACAAGCAAGACCCCGACGGCCCGACCTTGGAAAAGAAAGCCGAAGCCATGTTGGACGCCATTGTGAAGGGGACGCTTGAGCTGATCGATGCGGAAGCCAGCAACACCGACGGGGGTCTCACCTCCTACTTGAAGGATCGAACCATTGAGTACGAATTCAAGATGGAGAGGGACGCTTGGTAGATGTTCACGAGTTACTCGGTCGATAACGACAAGCAATTCCGGAACGCCCTGAAAAAAGCAGGGAAGGCCACGGACGATCTACGGATTCCGTTTACTCTGATCGCAGCGGATTTCTATCGTTCCCAGAAGTCGATCTTTCAGTTGAAGTCGCCGGGTCTCTATCCCGATCTCTCCGACGGTTACAAGCAGAAGAAGCAGAAGGAAGTCGGCTTCCTTTATCCGATCTTGAAAAAGAACGGCTACCTGGAAGCCGCGGCCAGCGTTCAATTCGGGCCCGGAAATATTACCCGAATTCAAAGCAGGCAGCTCGACCTGGGCGTAGATGAAAAGGCAGTTCCCTACGCCATCTACCACCAGTCGGATGAACCCAGAAAGGTCATTCCGCTCCGGAAGTTCTTGTTTATCGGTCCCGAAGCCCCTCGCTTCGCCAACTCCGAACAGCAGGGAAGAATGGAGCGTTGGATGGGCATTCTCGATGGGTTCATGACTCAGACCCTGAATGACTCAGGTGTCGGGAAGGCGAAAGCATGAGGCTCGATCCAGAAACCTACCTGGTCAGAATAGCGGACTTCATGAAGGCGAATCTGAACACTCAGATCGCAGCTATGAATACGGAGAAGAACGATTCCATCGTGTTGAATACCGTCAACACCGACGGCTACGCCATCCAGAGCATGAACGAGGCGATCATGAATTACGATCCCTACATCCTGGTGGGGTTGGACGATATCCAATCTCGCGGAATCGGTCCGGCTGTCGCAAAAACTCTGGTGTTCCAAGTGATCATCGTGGTGGCGGATGCCGCTTCCGACTTGAACATGGGACTGCGAATGCTCCGTTACATGCGCGTGATGGAAGATTTCTTTTGCCAGAATTTTAACAGTATTTTCCCGAGTGCCAAATTTAAAGTGAACAGTTTAGTTCCGGTGGGACCGATCACTTGGAATTCCAATGATCCCTACCGAGCTACAGGAGTAGAGCTCACCACGGAGTTAGGTTGAGTTTTTAAACAACAAAACGAAAATTTCCAAGGGAGGAAATTATGTCATTGTCAGATCCAAGAATTATATTCGGGATTCACTCGGTGACCCCTTATTCACGAACGACAGGATTGCCTTACGGCATTCTTCGCGTGTTGGGTGGGTCTTCTCTCGCGCTTTCCGGCGAACTTCAAAAGCTGATGGGGGGTTCTTCAAAGTACCCCTGGGCTGTCGAAGATGGAACCATCTCCGCTGAAATGAGTTTGAAGGTGAAGGAATACCCCAGCTTCCTTTTCGAACTCTTCTTAGGAAAAGCACCGGTCGAAGTGACCACTCCAGACACAGATGGAACCGTTTCCGCAGTCGCCAATAAAAATGGAACCACCATTGCGAATGGTACAACTGGGCTGGCTTCTGTTGCTGCCATTCCGTCCACCGGACCAGCGAATTTGAAGTTCGGCAAATACGTATTGAAGGCTACCACCGATGACGATTTGAACATTTATTGTTACTCCAACATCGACTTCGCTCGGGGTACCGACGAGAACTACGACGACGATACTTTATTGGTTGGAACAGCGGCGATCGGTGACAGTGGTGCAACCGTCGACGTAGCGAGTCTTGGTCTTCAGTTCACAGCTGGCTCAGGTTCAACTGCTTTCACCATCAATGATACAGCCACCTTCGAAGTTCAGCCTCCATTCACTAAGACAATGGCTGTTTCCATCGGCTCGAACTCCGATGTCTTCCCTGAGTTCGGAGCTCTTCTTCTGGCTAAACAGCGCTCCAATGGAGAGATGTTCGAAGTTGACGCACACCGCTGTAAGGGTGTGGGTTTGCCGATCGGTTTTGAAGAAAACGCCTACAGCGAAGCCGAAATTAAAGTGGAATGTTTCTACGATTCCCAGTTAGATAAGGTCTTCAGCTTGAGAAATATCACTCCAAGCTGATTTTCGGATAAATCCAATTTTCATGGATTTTAGACACATTGCAAAACCCCGAGGGTGGAGTTGAAACAAGAGTTCGGCTCCACCCCATTTTTCCACTATCTTTTTTAAACAAAGTCAGGGCTATAATCGGGATCATGGAAACGCACCACAAGGATGAAGGTGTACTCAGTCTCAGTGATTTTCTACCAGAGGCACCTGTATTTGATATTCAAGGGAAGAAGTACGAGCTGAAGATTGTTCGAGTCGGGGATCGTCCCTGGCTCCAAAATCGATACGGCAAAGATCTCAGCAAATTGGATGAAGCTTTCAAGAATCGGGACTGGGCGGAAATCTGCCTCGTCGTGTTTCACTTTCTGAAGGACAAATCCGATTTCGAAGCGATCTACGAAGAGGACTACGACGATGACGGAGTGAAGAAAAAACTCTTTGTCACCGGACCTGTCCGACTTCAACGTGCTCTTCAAACGCAGGACGAAGCAATTCTCATGCTGGCTGCGATGGTGCAGGCGATTGTCTTGGGGGAACCTAAGCTGAAGCCTCTTGTCGAAGCCGAGGTAAAAAAAAACCTTCAACAGCTCCAGTCGAACAAGACTGGGGAGAAATTGCCGACGAACTTGCCCATGAATACGGATACACCCCCGACGACATCGCCAACCTCACCAATCGCCAGTTAGTCGGGATGGTGAAGGCCATGAGTAAGCGGACTCATAATCAGTTCGCTGCGGAAGCCGCTCTGCATGGAGTGAAGATTCCCTTCATTCGATCTGCTGCGGAAGTTGCAGCCAGTGAGCAGGCTCAAGATGTCGAGATCGATCCAGCCGTAGCAGAAAAGGCCATGAAAGAAGCCCAGGAGCGAGTCCTAGCCCGATTCAGAAAAGCGCGAGGATAAACGGATATGTCCAACCTAGTGATCACGATTAGTGCGGATGCGAAAAAGTTTGACGATGCCGTCAAAGATATCGGGAAAAAAACCGAAGATCTCGAAGGGCAACTCGCAGGAATTGCCAAGATTTCCGGAGCCGCTTTTGCAGGGTTGGTCGCTTCAGCTGGGTTTGCCGTCAAAGCCTTTGCGGATTCCGAGAAGGCTTCGAAGGGTTTGGAACTCGCCCTCAAGAATCAAGGGATCGCCAGCGACAAGCTGATTGCGAATTACAAAGACATGGCCACAGAACTCTCGCTTAAAACCGGGATTGATGACGACGCCCTTGTTTCGGGCGAGGCTGTACTACAAAACTTTCTCGGACAAACGGAAGCGTCCTCAGAACTGCTCGAGGCCATGGCCAACCTCTCGGTTAAAACAGGAGACGTCGATTCCGCGGCTCAACTCCTCGGTAAAGCGATTAACGGCAATGTGAAGGTGCTCAAGCAATACGGCATCTCCTTAGATGAGAGCCTCTCTCGGGAAGAGCGGATCGCGAAAATCACCGAAACCGTCAGTCAGAAATTTGGTGGCTTAGCCGAGTCCGCAAACAAAGGGCTCGGTTCTTTTAAGGGATTAGAAACAGCCTTCGGGAACTTCATGGAAGCGATCGGAGAACGGCTGGCTCCGTTTGTGACTCAAGCCGTCCTTTCCTTAACGAACTTTTTCAACACTCTGAATGAAAATAAACCCTTGCTCGATTTCGTTTTTGAAGTCGGAAAAATTGCAGCGATTGCCACTGGGATGGTGACCGCGCTCGCCACAGCCGGACTGGCCATCGTGAATATTTCCAAGGCCTTTGCCATTGCAGAGGCCGCGGTGACCAGTTTCGGCTTGGCCTCCAAAGTCGCTGTGGGGGCTACTGGCATTGGATTACTCGTCTTGATTGGGGTGGAGATCTACAATAATTGGAGCAAGATCTTTCCGGTGATTCAGGCTGTTTACCAAACCTTTGCTGAAAACATCAGTACCATCTCCGGAGGTCTGGGCACGGTTCTGAAGGGGATTGGGAGTTTTGACCTAGCCAAGATCCAGACCGGGATCAACCAAGTGGGAAGTATTCTAGCCACTGGGTTTAAGAAGATTAAGGATTCCGCACCCAAAGAGGGAGAACTCTCCAGTGCCGTGACAGCGAGTCCGGAACAGATTGCGGCCGCAAAGAAGGCGAATGAAGAGCTCGTCCAGAATGAGATGCTGAAAAACCAGCGGATCAAAGCCGAAACCGAAGCCATGCGGCTCACGCTTCAGCAAGCCAGCCAAGCGACGATTGATCTCAAGAAGCAAGAAATCGAAACCTTGAAACTGCTCGAGGGTGAACAGTCAGCCGCACAACAGGCAGCCCTTCAAGATCATTTGAATACGATTCGTTCGATGCAAGAAACCCAAGCCGCGATCGAGCGAGATCAGCGACAGATTGCTTTCGATGAACTGCTTTCCAGTAACTCGAATTATCAGAACTTGTCGAACCAGCAGCAACAGATTTTCCTTCAGACTCGCTTATCTCAGCTTCAAGCGACGATTCAAAGCGAGCGTACGATCGAGCGGAAAATGGCCGAGGATCGACTCAGGGAACAAATCGATTCCAACAATCGGTTCCTAGAAAACGAAGAACGATTCAACGTGGTTTATGCGGGTCTGGTCGAGGCCCAGCAAAGCCGAGTAGTCCAAGGCTACAAGTCGGGATTCACCGAGCTCGGACAGCTCATGAACTCCAAGCAGCGAGCACTCTTTGAGATCGGGAAAGCCGCGGCCATTGCCAACGTCGTGATTAAAACCGCGGAATCCGCGATGGCGATCTATGCCGGATTCTCGGCGATTCCGATCGTCGGTCCAGTGCTCGGTCTTGCCGGTGCAGCAGCCGCTGTGGCGTTCGGAGCCGAGCAGATTGCCAACATCTCCTCCGCTGAGCCCAAGCCTGTCGCCATGGCCGAAGGGGGTCGCGTGACCGGTGGGATTCCTGGCATCGACAGCGTTCCTCTCATGGCTCAACAAAATGAGCTGGTGGTGCCTAGACAAAACTTCAATGAAACCGTGGAAGCCGTGGCGCTTCAACGTGGCTATCGCCCACCGAGTAGTTCTTCAGGCTCTACGGCTTTTTCTGGAGAGGCTTCTGCAAAGATTGAAATCTCTCTTACCGATAACCTCATGGACTTCATTGAGGCCAAACTCGTCGAACGTCAGCGACTGAATATTTCGATTCAAGGAGCTCCTGTATGAGTTCACAAATTATCTTTTTCCGAAAAAACGCAGCCGATTACTCAAAGAGTTGGGTCACGGCCACAGCCTCGCAAGGCAATGACTACGCTCGGAACGTTTTAAACAGAAACAATATATCGGCTTGGATTACCACCGGCTCAGTGGATGCGGACAACACCACGCTGACCATCAACCTTTCGGATATCCAAGAGGTAACGGACATCCTTCTGTTGAAACACAATTTCAAAGCCTTTACCGTGAAGTACTGGGATGGTTCCGCTTATCAGGATTTTTCTACTCCAATCGTGGAGACGACCAATACGGAAACCTCCAACTCTTACCAGAGAAGTTCCGTTCAAACGTCTCGCATTCAACTGACCATTACCGGAACCCAAACCCCGGACGTGGACAAGTTCCTTTATCAATTCATCCTTACGACTCGAATCGGGAAGCTGGAAAGCTGGCCACAAATTAAAGCACCCGTCCTCAGTCGAAATAAAAGGGTCAGCCAAATGCTTTCGGGGAAGATGAATATCCAGGAGAATGTGGGGGGATTTTCAACCTCTCTGAATTGGGATTCTTTGTCGATTGATGCCGATCTTGACATTATTGAACAGCTCTTCGATTCCTCGGAAGGATTTCTCTACTGGCCTTGTGGAGGAGATGAAGACCAATTCAAAACGCTTCGTCAGGGCTACCGAATGGAAGACATTTTCCTGGTCAAATGTACGAATGACTACGCTCCCGAATACAATTCAGGCGTCTACGTCAACGGTATCAAGTTGAGCATGAATCTGGCGGAGGTGATTGATTGAAAAACAAATGGAGAATTTATCTCAAGCCGTTTGACTCGGATGGAAATTACACAGACTGGGTTGAAGTCACTGACGACATCATTCTCGATTCTCTGGGTTCGGTGAATTCGGATATCGACAATACGGAGTATGACATCGGGGTGAATCGATTCAGCAACTTCAACATCACCTTCCGCAATGATTCTGGAAAGTACTCAGACGTGGGTGAAGACAAGAGTATCTTCCGATACAAGCGGTCCGATTCGCTTCTGAAGATCACCTGGGAAATCGAGAATGGTGGACCTTACGTGGGGATTGCCACCTCTGGGAGCGGATACCTTTCCGAAGAGATCGAAATCTTTCAAGGCCTGCTCAATGATGAAAGTTTAAAAATGGACATCAAAAAGCAGGAGCTCACCTTTACCTGCTTAGGAAGAGAAGCCATTTTTCAGAGAACGATTGTCCCGTTCGATACGGTCGACAATGGAGACCTGTATTCTGAAACGCTTTATAAAATCCTTAATCAATCCGCAATTACGAACCTACTCACGCTCGATGATGCGAACATCGATTGTGGCCTCGATCAAACCATTGATTCGATTGCGAGCCTCCAAAATAAAACCGTTCAAGAAGGATTGAACAAACTCCTGCTCGCCAGTAATTCGGTGCTCTATATCGAGAATGGAACCATTTTTATTTCTCCACGTGAGCCAGGGGTGTCGGTGGCGTTTACGTTCTACGGACAAGGTTCCCAAGCCGGTCCAGAGAACATTGTGGATCTGAAAAATATTCAAGGGGGGTTGAACAAGACCTTTAACTTCTTCACTTGGAAGGACACGGCACTGGTTTCGCAAGATCCGAGCTCGGTCTCCAAGTACGGAGCTCGTAAAAAAGAAGTGTCGTTCGAGTTCACGACCGATGAAACAAAACAACAAAACATTTTAGATTCGCTGAAAGATGAATTCAAGAATCCACAACAGGAGTTTAATATCACCACGCCGCTGAGTTATCAGTCGCTGGCGGTGAATCTTCTCGACCGCGTGGCGATTGATTATCCCCGAGTCTACGTGTCTACCGGCAAGCAGATCCCGATCTGTGGAGTGGCGATCTGTGGAGATCCCGAGACGGCCACTCTGCCGAAGGGACTTTGGGCGTTCACCGTATCCGACGACGATGGCTACAAAGTTTTGGGGAAATCCATCGACATGAAGAACGAGAATATTACGTTTCGGGTCAGGAAGATCGAAACCTAGGAAAGGGAAGCTATGGGAACGAACACTTTACCCACCCGAGCCAATGGGCAGTTCATGGATGAAACTTGGTTCGACAAAATTAATGAGGCCCTGTTCGGAGATCTTGTTCCGAGGAACGCGAGTGGGGTGGCCACCAACAACGCAGGCGCCCTGGGAACCGTGACCTATACCTGGTCCCAAGGGGTGACCTACTCAGCCTGGTACCGAGCCTTGAATAATTCGAATGTGATTCGGGTCAAATCGCCCGATTCACTCGCCTCGTCCTACGACCTCATTCTTCCGGAATCCCTTCCGGCTTCGAAGCTGAATCTCTTTCTCGATGAGAATGGACAGCTCGTCGCCGAAGGAGCCACCCAAGCGATCAGTTCCAGCTCGGGGAACTTCTCCAATTCTTCGGGAGACTTTGTTCCGGTGACCAACTTCTCGGTGAACCTGGATGTTCCTGGGGGACGGGATGTGGAGATTTTCGTCATCCCCGATGGGAACACGTCGAACTCGGCTGCTGTAGGAGGAGAGGTGGCGGACACCCTTTTCCGAGTGATGAGGGATTCGACCGAGGTGGGCCGAATTAAATTCGATCATTTCTTTTCGTCCGAGGCTGTGAGGTACGCGCCGGGCGTTTTAACCTGGCTCGATATCGAGCCGGCTGCGGGAAATTATGATTACTCGCTCGAAGTGCTCGGGTCTTCGGCGAATGCGTATGTTCAATATTGTAAAATGGTGGCTCGCTTAGCGTTTTAAAAAGGCCACAAAGTTTTTTCAAGGAAGGAAAAAATATGGGTTTAGATACCTTAGTCGATCGCGCAGACGATCAAACCATTAGTCAGGACTGGTACAACTCCGTCCACTCAGCCCTGAAAGGAGACTTTGTTCCGAGAGATTCCAGTGGCGCCCCCACCAACAATGCGGGTGCCTTTGGTTCAACCACTTATACTTGGACCAGGAATGTGGCCTACTCCTACCACCACCGCGCTTTAAACAATTCCAATTTAGTGCGCGTGAAGGCGCCGGATGACCTTGCTGCCACGATCGATATGATCTGGCCCACCGCTTTGCCCAGTGGAAAGCGCGCGGTCTTCATGGATCAGAATGGCCAACTCTATGCGGAGCAAGTGACTCGAACGATCAGTCCGAGCTCAGGTGCTTGGTTTGATTCCACAGGAAGCTTTACCACGGTCACCAATTTCGCCGTCAGCTTAACGGTGCCTGCCGGAAGAGACGTTGAGGTGTTTGTCATTCCGGATGGGGACACTTCCAATTCCGCAGCGGTCGGAGGACAAGCAGAAGTTCATTTCCAACTCCTCCGAGATGCAACAGAAGTCGGCCGAGCCAAGATCGATAACCCTACAACAAGCACACTGATTCGAGTGGGTCCAGGGTGTTTGCGATGGATCGATGTCAACCCCGGTGCAGGAACTTATCTCTACACCCTCAAGGGCAGAAGCACCACGGACTCGGTGTTTGTTCAATATTGTAAAATGGTGGCGCGAGTCGCTCCTTAAGGAAGAGAGGCGAAAATGAGTTTCCAGGAAATACCCATAAGACAAAACGGACAAGTTTTTCTGTACAGTTGGTTTAACAGTCTTCGTTCAGCCGGAGTGTTGCTCGAACAGTTTATAGGGGAAGACTACATCCCGAATCAAGAATTTTCTTTGGCCAATAACCAGTCTTCTGCGGCCAACGTCACGGGTCTTTTACTCGACAAAGATGACTACCAGCTCGCGCTTATCTACGTGGGCGTGAAGCGTTCTACGGATTCGGTTGAAGTGATGTCCGGCGGAATTCTGACAGCTGTTTATCGAACGCTGACCAACACGTGGGAGTTGCTTGATCAGCTGAACGGAGACGATGACGGAGTCACCTTCTCCATCACATCCGGGGGGCAGGTTCAGTACACCTCCGACAATATGTCGGGGACAGGTTACGCAGGCACAATGCAGTTCCGTGCCATGACATTTGGTTTCTAAAGGAGAAAATGTTATGAGTTTGAATCAGTATACGGATAGTTTAATTGTTAGAACCGTTGCAAAAATGCTCGAAGGCTTGAAGTTAGGATCGACTAGTTCGCCAGATTCGAAAGCTATTTTAGATCTCGAAAGCACGACCAAAGGAATGCTTTTTCCTCGTATGACTGAAACTCAACGAGATGCTATTTCCTCTCCTCCTACAGGATTAACGATCTTCAATACCACTACAAATAAGATCAACGCCTATAACGGAGTCGCTTGGGCCGAAGTCGGAAGCGGTTCAGGTCAAGGTGGCATCAATTATATTTCTAAAAATAATGGCAATTCTGATTTTGAAGTGAATGCTGCTGGATGGTCTGCATACGCAGATGCAGCTGGATCGTCTCCAGTCGATGGCACTGGTGGCAGTCCTACAGTTACGATCACTCGAACGACTTCGAGTCCTCTTCGAGACACCGGATCAGGTTTGATCACCAAGGATGCAGCCGATCGACAAGGTGAAGGGGTGAGTTATGATTTCACGATCGACTCCGCCGATCAAGCCAAGCCACTCGTAGTCTCCTTCGATTATGAGCCCTCTTCCGATTTCGCTGCAGGAGATTCAAGTGATCTCAGAATCTATATCCTTGACGTTACCAATTCTCGATTGATTCAACCTGCTCCCTACACCCTTCAAGGAGGAAGTGGCTCGAAACATCGCTTTCAAGGTATCTTTCAAACCTCAGCGGATAGCACCAGCTATCGATTGATTTTTCACGTGGCGACGACCAATGCGAATGCTTGGACTTTCAAGTTCGATAACGTTTCAGTCGGTCCTGAGTCCGTAGCCTATGGTCCACCTGTCACCGATTGGGCCGACTTTAATGCCACGGGAACTTGGACAACCAACACCACCTACCTTGGAAAATTTAGAAGAGTCGGAGATACGATTGAACTTTGGTATCAGGTTACTCTTTCCGGCGCTCCTGATGCAACGGATCTTGCCGTCAACCTTCCTGCTGGACTTTCAATCGATACGACGAAACTCACTTCGATCGCCGATAATCGCGAGCTAGATGGTTTTGCCATCATTATGGATGGCGGAGGTCATGGCGAAGCAAGTACCCACAAAATAATTTATATTACCGCAAGTCAGGTCAAGCCTCTCACTGAGGCAGGTGGAAACTTAACGGATACCGTCCCGATTACCTTCGCCTCTGGAGATCGAATTTTTATTCGAGTCAATCTTCCTATTCTCGGTTGGTCTTCAACTGTTCAAATGTCCAATGATACACTGAACCGAGTTGTTGCGGCTCGATATCGGATCAGCTCCAGCAGTGCGAATATTTCATTTGCCCATGCGACTGAAGAAATTGTGGATTTCGATGACAAGGTTTTTGATACGACTAATTCCGTGACAACCGGTGCGAACTGGAAGTTCACAGCTCCTGTTTCAGGAATCTATCGTGTCAGTACTTCGATTCATTGGGACTCTTATACAGACATGTTTCTTGAACAAGTTCAATTATACGTCAATGGTGCGGTGGCTGCTGTCCTCGTGCAGGCTTCAGTCTCAGAAATTACCAATCGTCAACGCAGTGGAAGTTGTTTAGTTCAACTGAATGCGGGAGATGAAGTCAACATTAGAGCCCAACAAAACGACAACGGTGGACTAGCTCGCGATATCGACGACTACTCTAATATTGTCTATGTAGATATCGAAAGACTCTCAGGTCCTTCCGTAATCGCTGCAACCGAAACAATTTCTGCAGATTATCGTCAATCTGGAAATCAGGCCATTACTTCAGGAGCAGAGACTCATATCACTACTCTAGATACAAAGATTTGGGATACTCATGGGGCTTATTCTGGAAATGTTTTTACAGCCCCTATTAGTGGTAAATATAGAGTCGATTTCAGTATTTAATTTTATAAAA